GTTTTTTTTTTTTTTTGGTAAAATGGAACTATAAACAAAATTATCGAAAGGAGGTTGAAAAAAATGGTAACTATGCAGGACATCAACGCAATTTTCAGGCATCTCAAGAAAATCCTGGACATGCTGGATAAGATTTACAACGCACTGGAACACGACAAGGAGGAAGAGTAATGGCATACCGCAGCACTGTAAAACCGAAGACCGACAAGAAGGTGTTCACCAACACGGCAAAAAAGACCAAAAAAATCAATGTCAATCCGAAGCCCAGCAGGGGAGGAATCCGACTGTGAAAAGCATCAGGAACATGGCATGCTGCACACTGACAGTCAGACTGAGATACGACACAGCAGCCGAAATTGATGATCTGGCGGAAGAACTGGGATGCAGCGTGCCGGCAGCGACACGAAAAGCAATCGAATATGGGATGAGATATCACAAAAAAGATATCATCAACGAAGTTATGGAGGATAACAACAATGACCTTTGAACTTTATGCAATCAAGGACGAACTGGCGGGCACCTTCGGCAACATCATGGTCATCAATCCGATCGTCAAAGAACGCACCTTCAAGTGGATGACACAGGAGATGGAGAAAAGCGACTGCGAGGATAAGCGGGTCTACCACCTGGGACAGTACGACACCGAAACTGGCCTGATCACGCCGTGCATGCCGGAGCTGGAATGGAACATCGAGCAGGTCAAGAAGACCATGGAGGAAAAAAAGGATGGTTAAAATCTTTACACCCTATGAAGATGAAAAACCAAAAAAGAAGCCGAACGAGCCGGGAAATATTATGGAGCCGCAATACAGAGAGCGGTACGATGAAGACGGCAGACCTTACCTTGAACAGGTCGGAGAGGTCAACACGTATGAAAAAATCCAAAGCTACAAAGACGAAGTCGACCCCATGAGCATCCTAGCAAGGTATGCAGCAGGTGATACAACGGTCATGGCTAATCCTGGCTGGTACATCGACACCAGCAAGCTGCCTGCAAACTACATCGAATGGCGAAACCTGATGAACGAGCAAAAAGAAAAGTTCGAGACACTGCCGCTGGAAATCCGAAACAAATTCAACAACAGCTTTGACCAGTGGGCAGCAACCGCAGGAGAAGAAAGCTGGATGAAGGCAATGGGGTTTGAAAAACAGCAAGACGCACAAACAGAGCCAGCTGCAGCAACGGAAACGATTGTCCAAAAAGGAGAAAATAAATGAACAGAAATAGCGAACAGCATTATAACCAGGTACCACACGCAGAAATCCGGCGAAGCCGTTTCAAAAGAGATTTTTCGCTGCTGACCACACTCAACGAAGGCGACCTAGTACCGATCTACGTGGACGAGGTATTGCCCGGCGATACCTTCAAGATCGATGTAAACGGCCTAGTGCGCATGGCCACTCCGCTGTATCCAGTTATGGATAACTGTAACATGGATATTTTCTTCTTCTTCGTACCGTGCCGACTGCTCTGGGAACACTTCGTGAACATGATGGGCCAGAACGACAAAAGCTTCTGGGCCGAAAATGTAGAATACACCACACCAAGAGCAAAAGCACCTACAGGAGGATGGAAAACAGGATCAATCGCAGACTATATGGGCATACCAACCGGAGTGGAAAACATCGAAGTAAACCGAATGCCCTTCAATGCCTATGCGAAGATCTGGAACGAGTGGTTCCGGGATGAAAATTTACAACAGCCTGTAGACGTGTACACCGGAGACGAAACGCTAACCGAGACACCCGTACACGGACCACTAACAGAGATGGAAAAACCGGAAAGAGGAATAGACATCCTCAAAGTCTGCAAACACAAAGACTACTTCACCAGCAGTCTACCGCAGCCACAGAAAGGCCAGGCCGTTCCGCTGCCACTGACGGGAAATGCACCGTTAAGAGCTTACAACACACAAGAACTAAACCAACAAAAAATAGGAACAGGCTTTTTTAACAACGAATATAACACCGGAGTTGTAAACCACACAAGTATATCGTTCACAAAACAAGGAACGAAATTCTCCGTAAACAAAAACAACAACGGAAACACAGCACCGACAAGCGAAGGGCAGTATCTCGAGACAATGAGCCAAGACGATGCAAATTTTCTTGACGCATGGTTAGGCACAGACCTCACAACAGTAACCGCAACCACGATCAACGAACTTCGCAACGCCATCGCAGTGCAGCACATCCTGGAACGAGACGCACGAACCGGAACCAGGTACAAAGAAATCCTAAAAGGGGCCTGGGGTGTAACCTCACCGGACGCACGACTTGACCGAAGCGAATACATCGGCGGATACAGAATGCCGATAAACATAAATCAAGTCATTCAAACATCAAGCAGCAGCCAGATCAGCCCGCAGGGCAACACAGCAGCATACAGCATGACAACCATGTCCAAACACATGTGCACATACAGCGCAACAGAGCACGGCTATGTCCTGGGCCTGTGCTGCGTGCGAGTAGATCACAGCTATCAGCAAGGATTGAGCAAACTGTGGACGAGAAGCACACGGTTCAGCTATTATGACCCGATGCTTGCAAACCTGGGAGAACAGCCGGTGCTCAATCAGGAAATCTATGCACAGGGCAGCGAAAAAGACGAGGAGGTTTTCGGCTACCAGGAGGCCTGGGCCGATTACAGGTACCGCACAAACATGGTAACATCCGAAATGCGGAGCACCTACGCACAGAGCCTGGATGCCTGGCACTATGCAGACCACTACACGAGCCTGCCGACACTCTCAAGCGACTGGATCAAAGAAGGCAGCGAGAACATCGCCAGAACGCTGGCAGTTGAAGACACCAACCACAACTATCAGTTCATCTGCAACTTTTACTTTGACCAAACCTGGACACGGCCCATGCCGATCTACAGCGTGCCTGGCCTTGATACGATCTAAGGAGGTGCACAATGGCAGGATGGGGAGCAATCGCTTTACAGCTACTGCCGAGCGTGGTAGGAGCCCTGGGAAACGTTGCAAGCAGCTATATCAACTCGAAAGGGTCAAACAGCAGCGCAATGAACCAAAGCACCATGAACCAACAGGTTGGAAACACGACCATGTCAGGAAACATGAGCCAAGCAACCGGAACCCAAGGCGGACAGGTAACGCAGGGTAACACGTCTGGAATATCAGACATCCTGGGAAAGGCTTTAACAGGCATCACGGGAAACAACTCAGGGGCAGCAGCCAACTTTAACGCCGGACAGGCACAGACCGCAAACAATCTCCAGAACGGACAGTGGGCACTAGGAAATCTAATAAACCTATGGTCAAACGCCAGGGCAAACGAGCTGACAGCACAGAGCCAAGCTTCAGCAATGGCATTTAACCGGGAAGAGAGCCAAAAAAATCGAGACTGGCAACAGATGATGTCCAGCACAGCCTACCAAAGAGGGGTAGAAGACCTAAAGAAAGCAGGTCTGAACCCAGCACTGGCAGCATACAACGGATTTGGTGCAAGCTCAGGCAGCGGAGGCCAGGCAGCTGTAGGAAACACAACCTTTAGCCACGCTCAAGCATCAGGAGTTCCAGCAGCACACACGGCCACCATGCAAGCGATGTACGACTACGGGAACAATACATCTCAGTTCCTGCAGAACGCCATGCAGGCGATCAACACAGCAAAGGAAACAAAAAACTGGGAAGAAGCCGGTTACATGCAAAGTATCATGCAGAATATCGGCTCAACATCAGCAAAGACCGTTGGAAACATCGCACAGACCGCAAACAACACCTACAACAACGAACAGTCTGGCAGACAGACTAAAACGCCGACAACCGTAGAAGCAGGCAAAAAGCTCACAGACGCTGGAAACAATGCGAAAACGAAGGCAGCAGGTGCAGCCCTGTACGGTCTCGGAAAAGCAATGCGAAAATGGTAATTGACAGACACAAAAAGGAGGTGTATAATATGGGTGTAAGAATCGCACACCTAAAGTAGGAGGGCATACCATGAGAAGCCAAATGGCAAAAAGAATGAACATCAACCTAACACAAAAACAAATCGAAGAACTAGAGTTCATCAAAACATGCAAACTGTATGATAAATACATCGACAGCGATATCATAAGGGATGCAATTGATGTATACGCAGAAGCGCTAGGGTACAAAACAGCATGAGTTACGGCTACCGCCTCACTCAGGGAAGCAACATTTATCCATCACGAGAAGCGAGCAGCATCTAAATTTTGTGTCAATGGGCCCCAATAAGATCAAGAAGGTTATTGGGGCCCATTCAGGGAAGGAGGAATGAAACATCTATGCCATGTACGAGGCCGTTGGTTAGAACCGTCATCAACAGACAAGAAAGAGTTGTCAGCCTGAAGGCATACTTATCAAAAACAGGCGAAAGGCTAGAGTTTGACGCAGATCAAAGACAGCAGAAGTGGAACGAACAGCGAGTTAAAAAGCTGCTCAAAGAACAGAATGCTCAGCTGCTACCATGCGGGCACTGTCCTGGATGCAAAATGGCAAACGCAGCATCATGGGCGAACCGAATGGAAATGGAGCTACCATACCATGAAAACGCCTGGTTTCTAACACTCACATATGATAACGAAAATGTCCCATATCGAGCGACATGGGACACACTGACAGGCGAAGTGATAACAGAAAACCTCAGTCTATGCTATGAGGACATGCAAAGATTCTGGAAACGATTGAGAAGGCACATAGAATACCACGAAAAAGGAAAAGGAAAGCTGATGTATTTCCAAGCTGGCGAATACGGCAGCCAAACACACAGACCACACTATCACGCAATCGTATACGATCTACCAATAAAACAGGAAGATTTAAAAGTTTACAAGAAAGAAAGAGGATTCACGTGCTATAACTGCGAATGGCTAGAAAAAATCTGGGGCATGGGACACGTCATCCTAGCACCAGCAGAATGGCGATCTATGGCATACACAGCAAGGTACACAACAAAAAAGATTTACGGAAAGGACGGCAAAAAATTTTATGAAGAACTAGGTATCATGCCGGAACAGTGCAATATGAGCAAAAAACCGGCAATCGGCGCACAATACTACTATGACCATGCAGCGGAAATCTACGAAAAAGATCAAATACAGCTAAAGAACGGAAAAATCTGTAAACCGCCAAGATACTTTGACAAGCTATTTGACATCGACCATGGAGCAAAGCCACTGACAGATGAAGAAGTGCAAAAAATCGAGGATATAACAGAAAAAACCGAATCCGAAGAACTGAAAGCAATCAAACGAGAACGCCGAAGAATCGCAAACGACACTCTCTTTGCTCAGCTCAAGCAGACCGGCCTGACCATGCAAGATTATTATAAACTGAAAGACGAAAAAATACAAGAACGAATGAGCAAATTGATTCGCACAGAGGTCTAGGGCATCTACAAACAACGAGAACGGCCAATAAGAGCACAAACCGAAATCTAACCTAAAAGCTATGCTGTCCTCTATTCGTCGGCCGACCACGGCCGACCGGACAGCCAAAAAATTAAAATAATACTTGACAAGTGTATATTTTAGGTGTATAATAGATGCAATCTGTGAAAAACTCAAAGAATACGAAACAAATAACTAAAATCAGCAAGGTGGACAAAATCCCACCTTGTTTTTTTTTTTTTTTGGTAAAATGGAACTATAAACAAAATTATCGAAAGGAGGTTGAAAAAAATGGTAACTATGCAGGACATCA